TCGAGATTAGTAAAAAGATACCCATTTGTTCATAAAACAGATACGGTTGTTTTAAAGGACACTATTAATATAATGATACCAATTGTCAAGAGAGATACTGTTATGCTCTTAGATAGCTTCTTAGTTAGCTTAAAAGATACAATTACTATACAAAAAGAAAACCTTACAGTAAAAATAACTCAAGTACATGATTCTGTTTATATTAACGCTAAGTGCGACACTGTATTTATTGATAAGATTATTGAAAGGAAAATCCCAATAAAGTATTACGAGGTTAAAGATAAATTTAATGTCAAAGAGTATATTTCCTGCATAGGCTTAATACTCATTATTCTAATAGCTTTAATTATTATCTTTAAAATCCTTAACCTCCTCAAATGAAAACAAAAGTAAAAGCATATACAGATAAAGAGTTGCTTCAAAAAGTAAAAAGCCTTCCAAACTATAAAAAGATACCAAAGCAAAGGTGGATCCTGGGAGTAAGGTCAAATGAAGATACTTACAATTCCTATGATGACAAATTTTATGAATTTGAAGGAGAGAAATTTATCAGGGTATTAACAGGAACAACCAATGCAGGATCAGGAGTGCTTAGAGGAGGATTTTTAAAGTATAATAAAAGAGGAGTTGCAGTCTTAAAGGCTGATGAGTGGTATTATAATGTTTGGAGCTATGGACTGCACAGGGGAAAGATGCCTGCTTTAATCCAGAAAGGAAGAAAAGTAAAAGTTTACAGAGATGGAAATAAAAACACTAAATCTGAGGAGCTTGGAAGCTTTGAATTAGGTTGGTTTGGAATAAATTATCACACAAATACTTATAACTTTACTCTGGCTAATTTAAAGGTTGTTAAATGGGCCATTGGTTATTGGAGTGCAGGTTGCCAAGTTATCAATAACAGGAAAGAGTATATTAAGCAAATTGAATACTATAAAAGCTCATTTGAAAATGGAAGTCAAATTATGGTTTCCTTCTGCTTAATAGACGAATTCTAAAAATTTTCTTGGGAGTTCCTTTCATGGTTTTTCAAGGTGTGTATGGTGCAATCGAGGGGTTGCACCTTTACTTTTTAACAAATGTTCATCATGTGTTCAACAAATATTTTTATTTGATTGGCTATTTATATAAAATAAATTTATATATTAGTGCTATACTTTAAAAACACAACACATGATTAAAGAAAATCTATTTACAAAAAACAAAGTAAGAATTATCAATTTACTTACTGAGCACTTACAGGATTTAGAAGATCCTTACGTATTAATCGTTAGCTTATTTGACATAAGTGTTCAAAGTTCTTATAGTCCAAAGCTGATGTCTGCATTAAGGAGGAAAAGATTCAATCCAGAGGTTCAAGAATCAGGGCATTTGTATATGTCAAAGACTATTGGAGGAGTTTATTTAAGATTTATTTTCACAGATTAATTAGGAAAGCCATGAGAAAATTAGTAAGGAAAGTGTTTCGCATAAAAGCGAAGCAAGTAGAGAAAACAGCCAAAAATGTAAGAGTTGGAAGAAAGACATTGCATTACATTAAGCAGTGGGAAACACAGCAGAACAGCTTGGTCATTAGGAGCAATTTTAATAGGGAGCTTTATTACAAAATATTAGATATAAAAAACGCAAGATGATAAACGGATTCACAGAATACACAGAGCATTTAAACGAGTATGAAAGAGATACTCTTTTGCCTTTAATAGTTAGAGGATTACAGACAAAGATTGGAGCAAATAATGCCATTACCAACAAGAGAATTATTGAAGCCTTAACACAGTCTGGGTATAAGGGCCTGCATGGAGCAAGGATTAGGAAAATAATTAATTACATCAGGATTCAAGGCTTAATTAATAACTTGGTGGCCTCCTCCAAAGGCTATTGGATTGAGCAGGATATTGAGGAAAGGAGAAAGTATGTATCTGGTGTAAAAGCAAGAGCCAAGTCAATGTTAGCATCATTAAATAATATAGAAATATAAACAAACACACATGAAGAAAGAGGCATTTTATTTTAGCCATGATTACAGCACAACTAATGATCCAAAGGTACAGGCCTTATTGGGAAAGTTCGGAGCAAAAGGATACGGAGTTTATTGGAGAGTAGTTGAGATATTACATGAGGAGCAAGATCACAAGTTGCACTTAAAACCGTATATGTTTGAAGCCATTGCAAGCACCTTTAAGGAGGAAGTTGAATTGATAAATAGTATAATTGATTATGCTGTTGAGGTTTGCGAGCTGTTTATTAAAGAAGAAAATTTTCTATACTCAGAAAGGGTTCTCCAAAACATTTCAAAGAGAGATAAAATAAAAGAAGCCAGATCCTTTGCAGGCAAAAAGTCAGCTCAGCTAAGATTAAAGCAGAATTCAACAAATGTTGAACAAAGCTTAACACCTGTTGAACAAAATCCAACAAAGGAAAGTAAAGTAAAGGAAAGTAAAGTAAAGGAAAAGATAGTAACAGATTTCATGGAAAGGAATATTGATTGGAATAAATTATTGTTATTCTTTAATAAAACATTCAATAAAAACAATAAGGTTTTTAATGCTTCTAACAAGGCTAAATACTTAGCAAGGATAAAGGAAGGCTATTCAAGAGAAAACATCAGCAAATCAATGCTAAAGGCTTATAAAGACGATTTCCATAAGGAAAGCAATCATAAATATTGCACCTTAGAATATTTTAGCAGATCAGCAACATTGGATAAGTATGGCTTTGATGCAACTAAAAATAATTCCTATATTCCTACAAAATAAATTTACAGCATGAAACACAACATTTTTGATAAGGCATTTGGAATTGTCTTAAACCTAAACCAGAGCCAACAACCTGAGTTTATTAATTCTTTAGAAGCTGATTGGTTTCAAAGCAACTTCCACAAAAATATTTATCAGTCAATTATTGAAATATCTGAGAACGGAGACTTATGTGATTTAATTAATATTACAAGTTGGCTGAGAGAGAACAACAGATTGGAGAAAGATACAATTTATAAAGTAAGTATGCTCCAAAGCAGTGTTGAATTCCAAGAAACACTAAACAAAGAAGGAATCCTTAACGAATGCTACTACAAATATTCAATTCGAAATGTATCCTTAATGCTACAAAACATCAATTCAGAAATGCAATCAGCAGATCCAAGGAGCAACTTTATATTAGATGAGGTTTCCAAAGTAAAGGATCTTTTAAGCATCAATAAGAGCATTAAGGAGGTTACAAATTTAGATAGTATTGAGGAGGTTTTATTCAAGCATAATCAAGCAAAATTGGGAATACCTTTAGGATTGGAATTAGGTTGGAAAGTTTTGAAAGGAAATTTAATACTTGAGAAAGATGATGTTATGGTTGTAGGTGGAAGGCCTGCAATGGGAAAGACAGCTTGGGCAATTTCATTAATTAGAAATCTTTGCTTTAATGAAAATAAGGTTGTTGTTTTTTACTCCTTAGAGATGGCCCATGACAGGATTATTAGGAGAATGATAAGCAACATCACAGGAATAGATTCAAACAGCATAAAGTACGGAAGGTGCTCAGATAGTGAATTGAGGCAAATTAATAGCCTTAAAAAAAGTAAGCATTGGAATAACTTAGTAGTATTTGACGGATCTCATACAACCAAGGATATTGAAACAAAGCTCCAAACTGTAAAGAATAAGAACAAGGAGGTTGACTTATTTATGATTGATTACCTACAAAAGATTATGCCAAGCAAATCAGAGAACAGGTATCAGGAAGTAACTAAGATTAGCAATGATGTCAAGAGAATAGTAATGGCTCATAGAATTCCATGTATTGCTTTGGCTCAGCTTAGCAGAGATGTTGGAAGATCAGGAAAGAGGCCAAGCCTACCTGACTTGAAGGAGAGTGGAGAGATTGAGCAAGATGCAAGTATTGTAAGCTTCCTTCATAGGCCGGAATACTACGGAGAATTAGTTGATGAGGAGGGAAATGATATGCAAGGCTTTGGAGAGTTTATAATTGCTAAGAATAGAGACGGAGGCATTGGAATTAATAAAATGGAAGTTAGACTTGAAACATCAGAGTGGAATGACAAGGCAATTGAAAATCCATTTGCTAAAAAGCCAGAGCAAATTGATAGCTTTGCAGGAATAAAACCAAATGCAGAAATACCTTTTTAAATGAAGCCAATTAAACAAAAGAAATGCAAGTGCTGTGGAGTTCTTTTTACTCCTTTTAATACTACTCAAAAAGTATGTTCAACTATATGCGCAATTAGTTATGCCAATGATCAGATAAGAAGTCAGGCAAAGAAGATTGCCAGAGCAGAAAGAAAGGACTATTACGAAAGGAATATGACATTGAGTGATTGGAAAAGAAAGGTGCAGACTGTATTTAACAGGTATATAAGGCTTAGAGATACACACAGAGGTTGTGTTAGTTGCGGAACACCATTACAGCTCAGGAAGTTTGATGCAGGGCATTATTACCCAACTACTTATGAGGGCATAAGATTCCATGAGGACAACGTGCATGGGCAATGTGTTCCTTGCAATAGGAATAAGCATGGAAATTTACACGAATACAGGAAAAGGATTACGGACAGAATCAGCCAAGAGGATCTTGAATGGCTTGATAATAATAGGCATATTAAATTAAAGCTTAATAAGATTGAGCTTGAGGAATTATACAACAAATACAAACAAAAAGTAAAAGATTATGAAAGACTTCAATGAAGTAGTTGAGCAAATTAACGGAATTGTTGATTGGTACAGGGAGCTTCCAATGGACTATACAGGAATAAATGACCTGATGTATCAAAGGATTCAATTAGTAACCTTACTGAGCTATTACGCAACAGAATTAGGAGAGTGCAGGATTGAGTTTAAAAATGCAGAGGCCGAAACTGAGAGAGCAAAAAGGACTAATACAAAAAAGTATCTTGATGCAGGATTCCCAATGAGCAAGGCGAGTGAGTTAGGAAAGTTTTATTCTCTGGATAATTACGTTGATGAAAAGAGATTTGATGGATTGTTTAATTCAATGAGGCTGTATTATGACAATACTAATAGCATTATTGATGCCATGAATCAGCATATTAGTAACCTTAAAAGAGAGGAGCAGCAATATAAAAACACATCACAGGCATAATAAATAACATAAAAAGCTATTTATATAAAATAAATTTATATATTTGTAGTATAAACATTTAAACACAACAAAAATGAAGGAGTTAAAAAGGGCATTAAATGAAATGCCGGAAAAGTTTTCAAGCAATGAGTTTGCAGGATTAGCAAGGAGGTACGGAATAACTGGCAAGCAAATAAAAAACAAAGTTGCTAATAAATTTCTTTTACAAAATTGCATACAGATCAATCAAAAATCATGGGCAAAAAAGAACACCAACAGTTTATTTGAGAATAAGCATCAAGAGGAGGAGGCAGTCTTATTGCTGAAATCATTAGGCTACAAAGTTTATAAGCCAGTAACAGAATACCAAGAATTATAATCACTTAAGCACAACAACAATGGCACAGAAAAAAAAGGAAGTATTTGATACTCTAAGCAGTATCAATGTCAATGACAAAACAGAGAAAAAAGGAAACCTAACTTACTTATCTTGGGCATGGGCTTGGGCAGAAGTAAAAAAGCAATATCCTGATGTTCAAAGAAAGGTTTATGAGAATGTAAATCAATGCAATTATTTCACAGATGGAAAGTCCTGTTGGGTAAAAGTAGGAGTAACAATTAATGAAATAGAGCATATTGATTACCTTCCTGTAATGGACTTTAGAAACAAGTCAATTCTATTAGATGATGTTACAAGCATGGACATAAACAAGGCAATCCAAAGAAGTACAACAAAGGCATTAGCTTTACATGGACTTGGATTATACATTTATGCAGGAGAGGATCTTCCAGAGGGATATGAGCCACCTGCACCTGCAAAACCTAAGTTAGATACTCAGAGATTAAATGGAGCTTTAGAATCAATTAAAAACGGTAACTATACAATTGATAAGCTAAAGGATACTTTTGACCTTACAGGAGCTCAGACTAAGAAAGCAGATAAATTTGTGCAGGATTTAGAGGTAGCAAATGAAGAATTAAATCAAGAATTAGATAAAGCTTAAAAACGCAACAACATGAAAGAAAGAAATTTAATTGTTAGATGCTCAGCATTGAGTAAATTAATGACAAAAGGCAGAGGCAAGTCCTCTCCATTAGGAGAAACAACAAAGTCCTTTGTAATGGAGAAGGCAAAGGAGGATTTTTACGGAATCAGGCCCAATTTCAGCAACAAGTTTACTGAGAAAGGCTTGAGAAATGAGGATTTGGGAATTGAAATGGTAAACCAAGCAAGGTTTATGGACTTCAAAAAGAATGAGGAGAGAATTAGCACAAGTTGGCTAACAGGAGAGTGCGACATAAATGCAGAGGACAGCATTATTGATATAAAATGTTCTTGGAGCTTTGACACCTTTCCTGCTTTCCAAGAGGAGGCTGACAAGTCAGTAAAGAAGTCAGGTTATGATTGGCAACTTAGAGGTTATATGATGCTTTACAACAAGCCATTTGGGGAAGTAGTTTACTGCTTAACAACAACTCCTCCTGATTTATTAACAGCTTATGACAATACAGACTTACACGATGTTGAGCACATTGATATTTCAAAGAGAATGACTTCTGTAAGAGTTGAAAGAGATGAGGTAAAGGAATCAGAAATATTAATGCAGTACAAGATTGCCAATGAGTACTATAAAGAATGTATGGCAGAATTAGAAAACAAAAGTAAATAAGTAAATCATGGATATAAAAGGAAAAGTGTTAAAAGTATTCCCAAAAAAGCAAGTATCAGAAAAGTTTGCATTAAGGGAGCTTGTAATTGTTACTGAGGATAAGTACCCACAGCAAATTATTGTGCAGACAAGTCAAGAAAGGTGCGAGCTTCTGGATAATATTTCGGAAGGAGATGAGGTGCAAGCCTTTATTAATATCAGAGGTAGATCCTGGACAAATCCACAGGGAGAGGAGAAATATTTCAACACCTTAGATGCTTGGAAGATTACTAACGAATCTGCACAGTCATTTGGAGAGCCATCAGGAGTAAGCGGAAACATTGAAAAGAACTTTATGGAAGATGCTATTTCAACACAAGACAGCGGATTACCTTTTTAATTAGAAAGTTATGGCAAAAGTAGAACCAATAAGCAAGCACCAGATCAGAAACCTGATAAAGGATTGCAGGAAGCTAATCAACAGCTATATGACAGAAAACAATTTAACTGTTCATAGCTGTGCTAAGAGATGCGGAGTGCACCCAAATCAGTTATACTTGTTCTTAAATGCTGACAGAGGCTTAAATTTAACAACAATGCAAAAGATTGCAGACGTTATTTCAAACTAATAAGAGGAGGATTAAGTTCCTCCTTTTTTTATATTCTTTTCTTTATATAAAATAAATTTATATATTAGCACTATAATCTAAAAACACAACAACATGGAGGAAAGTAAAGCTTATGAGTATTATTTAGGGAAAAGAAGCAACAACAGTTTTGATGCTGTTAAAATAGAGTCAGCAAGTGATGTAAATAGCTTTGCAAGAAAGTTTTATCATGAGGACTTAGGAATATATGAAAGTTTTTTTATAATGTTACTTGATAGAAAAAATGTCGTAACAGGTTGGGCAAAAATAAGTCAAGGAGGAGTTGCAGGAACGGTTGTTGATCTAAAGATAATTTTAAAGTATGCAATTGATTGCTTAGCATCTGGAGTAATATTTGTGCATAACCACCCATCTGGAAATTTAGATCCAAGCCAAGCAGATATAAGCATTACAAATAAGGCAAAAGAGGCCTTAAAGCTTCTTGATATTAACCTTCTTGACCACCTGATTATATCTGACACGTCAGGCCAATCATATAACTCAATTATTAATGACTAATCAACTAACTTGGAGCGAAATGTTTAACTACCTTATAAAGCAGAAGAATTGCAGTATTAAACACCAGGAGCTTAGTGTTCCTGATTTGCATTATACTTTAGGGCTATATAAGCAGATGATTGAAAGGCACAGCCCAGAGGAGAGGGGAGCAAGCTTAAACTGCAATAACTTAAAGTCAGTGCTAAAAAAAATGTATCAGGCTCATAAACAAAATAAATTTAAACTAATAATGAGCAAGTAAGATAGATTTTGTTATATTAGCACAGTTGTGTTTTGTGAGTTTATTAGGAGGTTAATCATTGGTTGCCTCCTTTTTTACAAATACAGCTACGCACCTAAAAGATTAAAAAAATGGAAAAGCAGGAAAAGAAAGCAGGATTCTTTCTAAGATTAACAGGCTATTTGGCTATCGTATTAATGTTTATTGTCTGGCTAATGGACAGAGCATTGCATATACTTTTACCTCATAGAGAACACCCACAATTTACGGTTTGGGCAAAAGATCCAACCAATGTTAAGTATGCCTTCTCAAGGCTATTTATATTTTCAATTCCAATAATCATATTTAATCTAATAGCATGAAGTCAGAGACTATAAAAATATCAGGGGTTAAAAGCAATCCAAACAATCCAAGAATTATCAAAGATGATAACTTTAAAAAGTTAGTCAATAGTATAAAGGAATTTCCAAAGATGCTTAACATCAGGCCCATTGTCGTAAATGATGATATGATAGTTCTTGGAGGGAATATGAGGCTTAAAGCTTGTAAGGAGGCAGGATTAAAGGAAGTGCCTATAATAAGAGCAGGAGACCTTACAGAAGATGAGCAGAGGCAGTTTATTATCAAGGATAATGTATCAGGAGGAGAATGGGATTGGGATATGCTTGTTAATGATTGGGATACTGAAAAGCTTGAGGAGTGGGGACTGGATACATGGCCCGAACCTTTAAACGAGGGAATAAGCGAGCCATACTCTCCACCAGACGATCCATTTAGTGATGAGGGAGTTGGGTATAAGGAGCAGTACGGAGTTATTGTAAAGTGTACAAGTGAAAGAGAGCAGGAGCAAATATTTAAAAGGCTATCTGAGGAGGGCTTTGAGTGTAAAATTGTTGTAACATAATAGCCATGAAAGTAAGCGTAAGAAATAAAACAAAAAACTTTAAAAGTTACAGGGCAAACAGAGTAAAGTCTTTGTTTAATGCAGAAAGGGGAGACGAGTTTAATCTTGATGTTGATGTTCCAATTGAGGGGGATTGGCAGATTGGAGTTATTGTTGGCCCAAGTGGAAGTGGAAAGACATCAATCGGAAATAAGCTTTTCGGAGGAGGAAAGATTGAGAACCTATACGGGGGTTGGGAAAAGGACAAGCCAATAGTTGACTGCATAAGCCCTGAGGGCGACTTTAACACCGTAACAGGCCTGCTTGCATCGGTTGGGCTTGGTGACGTTCCGTCTTGGCTTAGGCCGTTCCACGCACTATCTAACGGCCAACAGTTTAGGGCAGGGCTTGCAAGAGTACTTGCAGATGGAGAGGACAATGTTATTGTTGATGAGTTTACGTCAGTTGTTGACAGGCAGATTGCAAGAATTGGTGCAATGGCATTCTCAAAGTCATTCAGGAGGACAAAAGGTAGAAGAGTTGTTTTATTGTCGTGCCATTATGATGTGCTTGAGTATATACAACCAGATTGGGTATTGGATACGGCAACAGGCCAAGTAAAAAAAAAAGCGAAATTGGCGCAAGGCCAGACATCAAATTGGACATTTGGAAGGTCACAGGAAGTTACTGGGGAATATTTAAAGAGCATTATTATTTAGACCTTGCAATGCCACCTGCAGGAGAGTATTTTATTGGAGTTGTTGATGGAGAGCCCGTTTGCCACCTTTGTGTCTGCCCAATGTTTACTGCACACGCTTACAGGGCAACAAGGCTTGTTACAGTTCCAGAGTGGCAGGGTGCAGGAGTAGGAACAAAGTTTTTAACATACGTTATGGAGTACCACAAAAACGGGTACGGAAGGAGAGGCCACAAATTACCGACAATATTTCATACAAGCCACCCACAGCTTATAGCGTACCTTAACAGGAGTAGCAATTGGGTTTTAAAAAGCCAACAAATGTATGGAGGAAATAAAAAGAAGTCATTTAGCTCAATAAAAAACTCAGAAGAAAAAAAGGCAAAGTCTCTTATTAAAATGAATGGTGGGACAGGCTTTGGAGGACATTTTAGAGCAGTTCAAGGCTTTAAATATTTGGGAAAAAGATGAAAAAGCTTAAAATATATATCAGTGGACAAAAGAAGTTTGGTGAGGAGGCTCTTAGGCTTTGCCTTAATTTAGGCCATCAAGTTGTTGGAGTATCCTGCCCAAAAGGAGACAAATATATTGGAAGGCTTGCAAGTATAAATAATATTCCAATTACAAATTCGGGAAGTTTTACATCGGAATCCGTTCCAAAGAATACGGACTTAGGAGTGACTGCCCACAGCTTTGATTATATAGGCAGGAGGGCAAGGTATGCAACAAGGCTCGGCTGGATTGGATACCACCCGTCAATGCTTCCAAGGCATAGGGGGAGGAGCTCCATTGAGTGGGCAATAAAAATGGGAGACGCAATAACAGGAGGGACTGTCTTTTGGCTTAACTCAGGAATTGATAGAGGAGACATTGCGTACCAAGATTGGACATGGATACCGCCAAGAATGAAAGCAGATCCAAAAAAGGGCGCAAGAGAGCTATGGAGGGACAGCCTGCTTGATATGGGGGTAAGACTGTTTGAAAGAGCCTTAAATGATATTGAAAAGGGCATAATTAAAAGGGAGGCACAGAGAAGCGATGTATCAACCTTTGAGCCATCATGTGATGTTAAGGACATATACAAGCCAGACTGCCTAATGATAGAGGGTAGGGGAAGCCACGAGCACCCATAAGTTGTCAGATAAGCATTAGTTTACTATATTTTAGAAAAACACCGAAATTACACCGATTATGGGGAAAGAGGATAATTTAAGGCCTGCATGGCAAAAAGGAGAGAGTGGCAATCCAAATGGAAGGCCCAAAGGAGCAAAGAACAGGAGCACAATTGCAAGGCATTGGCTTGAGGTTAATCAGAATCTAAAGAATCCAATTACAGGAGATAGCGAAACAATGAGCCAAGAGGATCTGATGACTTTGGCCCTAATTAAAAAAGCAAGGGAGGGAGATGTAACAGCCTACAAAGCATTAATGGATTCTGGATACGGAGCTCCCGTTCAGCAAATAGACCAACAGCAGACAAACTTGGACTTTTCAGATTTAACTACAGACGAAATTCGAAATTTATTAGGAGAAGATGAGTAGAAAGGAGCTTGCAAGAGAGGCTTTAAGAAGGTTACTTGCAGGAAGGGACTTTTGGCATTTCTGCCTGCTTTATGACAGAGAGTTTTTTACTAACAGGCCATTTCTTAAGCAGGTTGCTAAAGGATTTCAAAGGGTTGAGGAAGGAGAAATACACAGCCTATCTGTTTCAATGCCTCCAAGAGCAGGAAAATCATTTATAACAACATTATTCTCTGCTTGGGTATTGGGAAGGAATCCAAAAGAGAGTATTATGAGGAACACCTGTACTGCAACTCTTTATCTCAAGTTCTCTTATGATGTAAGAAACATATTAAAAACTGATCAATTTAAGCAGGTATTTCCAGAGGTTGCCTTAAGTGATGACAAGGCTAACTTATTAGGTTGGAACACTAATCAATCAAAGCAGGTTGGTTACTTTGGAGCAGGAGTTGGAGGAACAATAATTGGATTTGGAGCTACTAAGCTTGCAATAACTGATGACCTTTACAGAGGAATTGAAGACGCCTTAAGTGATAATACAAACGATAAGATCCTGACTTGGAAGGAGGCAACACACGATTCCAGATTAGAAAAAAATTGCTCTAAGATTGATATTGGAACAAGGTGGAGTGTGAATGACGTTATTGGAAAGAATGTTGCAGAGGAAAGGTATGACTTAAGCATTGTTATTCCTGCTTTAGATAGTGAAGGAAACAGCTTTTGTGATGATGTAATGAGCACAGAGCAATATCATGATATTAGGTCAAGGATTAATCCAGACATTTGGTTGGCTGAATATATGCAAGAGCCCGTTGACATGAAGGGCCGTTTATTTACAGGGCTTAATAAGATACCTAAGGAGCAGTTTAACCAGATTAAAGACAGGATTGAAGGCTATGTTGGTTACATTGATGTTGCGGATCAGGGAAAGGACTTTACTGCAATGGCTATTGGAGGAGTAATTGGAAAGGAAATCTATATTGTTGACTATTTATTCACAAGGGATAACACAGATATTACACTTCCTTTATGTGCTGAGAAGCTTAACAAGTGGAAGGCTAAGTATTGCAGAGTTGAATCTAACAGTATGGGCGCAATGTTCAGTAGACAGCTTGATAAAATGGTAAGCACAAGAATCCTGCAAGTGCATAACACAAAGAATAAGATTACCAGAATAATAATGGAAAGTGCCTTTGTTTTTAACGTGTTTAATTTTGTTGAAAATAATGATCAGCAATACCACCAATTTGTTCAAAATATAGAATCCTTTAGCAAGGAGGGAAAGAATAAGAATGATGATGCTCCTGACTGTATTGCAGGTTTATCAGTTTTTATCAGAGGATTATTTCCAAATCAATTCAAAGATTATTAAATTAGGGTATGTATCCAAGCAACTCCCTTATCAAGATCCAAATTGAATCATACACTAAGCTCCTCAGCAGAAAAAAAACAGTTGATTCATATCAAGTATTTACATTTAGAAACGAGCTCAGAGATTTGTGCAAAGACGATGCAAGAGCAATGGAATATCTGGATCAGGTTATAAAAGAGGCTGAAAGAAACCTGCAAAACATTCTTAATTTTTATCCGCATAACTAAAAAAAAGGTTCTTAAATAAAAGATATTTTCGTTGCAATTTTGTTTATATAAAATAAATTTATATATTAGTAGTATACTTTAAAACACAACAAAATGGAAAGAGAACTATTTACAGTTACAACATCGCTTAGAGATTCAATTATTGCTTGGGATATTGTAAGAGATCGGTTTATGTCAGAGGTACATCATCAGTTTAGCACAAGCGAGGAAATTAAATTTTTTGATGAATGTGAGGCACAGGAATTTATTAAAATAATGCAAACTGATGGGCTTGAGGCTTGGGCATAAACATTTAATATCTTATAAAATGAACGACATTGAAAGATTAGAGCAAGTTCCTCCTTCACTATTAAAGGCATCAAATGTAACTTATATTGTTATTGATGGAATGATGCTAAGCAAAAGTATGATGATACAGAAGGCTAAAAGGAGAGCCAAAGAGATCCTTGAAAATCAAAGATACCTCAGCCAGTCAGGTATTGAGGAATTAAGAGAAATAATTGCTTTATAATGTTTAAAGATACAGCAGAATTGATAAGGCTTTACCTCTGGTATATCATTTTTATACTCATGTTTTTTGTGTTAGAAGTAGGAAGCAAATGTTCAGCACTTGTTCAACACTTGTTCAACAAAAAGCAACAAAGGAAAGTAAAGGAAA